GAAACACCTACCAAATATAATTGGAATGGCACAGCTTGGGTGTCCGAATAGGAGACTCAAATGCCTAGAAATAAATCTGGCTCAGCAAACGGTGGTGTAATTGGAAAAACGAATAAAAGTTCGTTTGGAAAATGCACTGTTACATCTAAAACATCCACAGGCACTATCACCACACAAGCAGCAACTAGAGTTGTTCAGGCTTTAATTATAGCTGGTGGCGGTGGAGGTGGAAAAGGAAATGGTGGTGGAGGTGGAGCTGGAGGTTATTTATGTACAGAAATTATTGTTTGTGGAAGCACACCCTATACAGCTACGGTTGGAGGTGGTGGTGCTAGTGTCCCTGCACCTGCCTCTGGAGTAGCTGCAACAAGTGGAGCTAATTCAAGTTTTTCAACTGCTACTTCAACAGGTGGCGGTGGTGGTGGATCTCACGATGGTCCAGATGCTCAAGGTTTTAGAGGTGGAAGAGATGGTGGTTCTGGTGGTGGTTCTGGTGGTGGTGGACCAGCTGCTGGTGGATCAGGTACATCATGTCAAGGTAATGATGGTGGAGCTGCAACTCCTGGTAATACAGGTGGCGGTGGTGGAGCAGGAGCTGTCGGTGCATCAGGACCTGGAGGATGTATAGCTGGTGGAGCAGGATTAAGTTCTTCACCTTTATCGTGTTCAACATTTTCTGCAGGAGGAGTTGGAAATGGACCTGCTGGAGGTAATGCTCCCGATAATGCTGGTGGTGGTGGGAGAGGAGCAAGTTCTGGTGGACCAGGTGCATCTGCGTCAGGTAATGGTGGTTCTGGAAGAGTCATCGTAAAAGAATTAAACAAAGCAAGTGGTGTGTGGTCAATACAAAGTCAATTTAGTGCCAAGTCTCAAGGAACATGGCCTAAACCATCTCTTTCACCATTCAGTGCACAATTTTTAGTTATAGCAGGAGGTGGTTCTATAGGTGGATCAGGTGGTGGTGGAGGTGCTGGAGGTTACAGATCATCAGTTCCTGGTGAGTCATCTGGTGGAGGTGGTTCTGCTGAATCATTATCTCCAATTACAGTTTGCACGACTTATAGTATCACAATCGGAGGTGGTGCATCAGGTGGGCAACCATCCCCTACACCAAGACCACAAGGTAATGATGGTAGTAATACAGTATTTGCAAACCCTGCAGCCCCTATCACATCAACAGGTGGTGGAGGTGGTGGTGCACCAGGAGATGGTGCAACCCCTGGAAGATCTGGGGGATCAGGTGGTGGAGGTGCAGCGTATAATGGGCCAACACATCCGGGAGGTTCTGGAACATCTAATCAAGGTTATGCTGGTGGTACCGCAACTTCAAGTGGTGGAGTAATAACTACAGCCGCTGGTGGTGGTGCTGGTGCAGTTGGAACTAATGCAAGTCCAGGTGTTATGTCAAGTTCAACCTCAACTCCAGGGTATCAAGGAGGTGCTGGATTAGCAAGTTCAATTACAGGTTCACCTGTTTATAGAGCTGGTGGTTCACAACAAGGTAATTATGCTCCTAGTCCAAGTTCTGTAGGTCCTGCAGGGCAAACAGGCTCTTGTCAAGCTGGTGCAGCAAACAGTGGTTCTGGTGGTACTAACGGTGGTTCAGGTGTAGTTATCCTTAGATCTCCATCAGATACTGACATTACTGTAACACCAGGTACAAATTCTGTAGCAACTTTACCTTCAGGTGAAAAGGTGGCTACATTTACAGTAACAGGAACATATAAAGCTAATAAATTTGTATAAATGTTAATTAAGGGTGGTGGATTAATTTATTTTATACATATACCTAGAACGGGTGGTAGACATATATACAATATGTTTAAACACTATCCGATTGAAGATAACTCAAACCCTAATGATAAGTTTAATGGTATGATTAAAATGCATTTACCATATCCTTATTATAAAACCTTATATAATTTTAATGACATAAAAACGTTTACCGTTTTTAGAAACCCCATAGACAGAATATTAAGTGCAATTAGTTATGATGTATTTATTAATAAGACAGATATAGAATCAATAAAAAAAGACATTGTATCTTATATTGAAAAACAAAGAAATAATCATAGTTATCACAACAATTTTTTTACACCTCAAATAAATTATTTAGATACTAACACTAAAATATGGAAATTTGAAAATGGTTTTAATAAAGATTTTTGTAAATGGATAAAAAATAATTTTAAATATGATATCGAACCAATATCTCAAAAAAAAGACCTTGTTTTAGATGAATACAACAAGATTAAACTATCCAACAATATCATTGACATAATAAAAAATATGTATAGATTAGATTTAAATACATGGAAAGACATATAGAAAGATGCAATTAACAAACTATTATTGGTATTTTCAATCAGCAATCCCAGAACGTATCTGTGATGACATTGTTCGTTATGGAAAACAATTACAAGATCAAATGGCTATTACTGGTGGTTTTGGTAAGGAAAAATTAAATCAAAAACAAATAAAAGATTTAAAACAAAAAAGAGATTCTAATATTGTTTGGATGAGCGATAGATGGATATATAAAGAAATACAACCATATGTTCATCAAGCAAACTACAATGCAGGTTGGAATTTTCAATGGGATTATTCTGAGTCTTGTCAATTTACAAAATATGAAAAAGGTCAATTTTATGATTGGCATTGTGATGGTTGGGATAGACCATACATGCGAGAGGGCAATGATCCATCAAACGGTAAAATAAGAAAGCTATCTGTAACAGTAACATTATCAGATCCAAAAGATTATAAAGGTGGTGAGTTAGAATTTGATTTTAGAAACATGGATCCAGATAAAAAATCTAATATTAAAAAATGCACTGAGATATTACCTAAAGGATCTTTAGTTGTATTTCCTGGTTTTGTTTGGCATAGAGTATGTCCAGTTAAAAAAGGAACAAGACATAGTTTAGTTATTTGGAATTTAGGATGGCCTTACAAATGAGTTTTCCAAAACAATTACAATTAGAAGAATATTTTAAATGTCCTATATGGTGGGCCGACGAACCTAAGTTTGTAAAAAAATTAAATAAAGCATCTGACAAATATATAAAACAATCTCAAAAAAATTTAAAACCAACTATTGATGAACGTAATAAAAAATTTGGTAACAAAGGTGATATGGGTCATGTATTCCATTCAACGTCTTTAATAAGAGATTCAAAATTTAAAGAATTGCAAGATTATGTTGGTGCAACTTCACACAATTTATTATTAGAAATGGGTTTTGATTTAACTCAATATCAAATATTTACAACAGAAATGTGGGTTCAAGAATTTGCTAAACAAGGGGGAGGACACCACACTTTACACACACATTGGAATGGACACATATCTGGTTTTTATTTTTTAAAAGCATCAGAGGCAACCTCTGTGCCATTATTTGAAGATCCAAGACCAGGTAATGTTATGAATCTTTTACCAGAAAAAGATAAATCAAAAATTACACATGCAACTTCACAAGTGCATTATAAAGTAAAACCAGGCAGAATGATATTTTTTCCATCGTACATGCCACATCAATATATAGTTGATATGGGATATGAACCTTTTAGGTTTATACACTGGAACTGCCAAGCGATACCGAAAGGAGTTTTAGATGTCGTTCAAAAAAAATAAATATAGTGTTTTAAAAAATGCAATATCAAAAGAATTATCAAATTTTGTATATAATTATTTTTTAAATAAAAGAAATGTAGCAAGAGTTTTATTTGATTCTAGATACATATCACCATTTACAGAATACTTTGGTATATGGAATGATGAACAAGTTCCTAATACTTATTCACATTATTCAGATATTGCTATGGAAACTTTATTACAACAAGTAAAACCTGTTATGGAAAAACACACTGGATTAAAATTATCTGAAACATATTCGTATGCTAGAATATATAAAGAGGGTGATGTGTTAGCTAGACATAAAGATAGATACTCATGTGAGATATCTACAACATTAAACTTAGGTGGTGATGATTGGCCAATATATTTAGATCCTACAGGTAAAAAAGGTCAAGCAGGAATTAAAATAACTTTAAAACCAGGTGATATGTTAATCTATTCTGGTTGTGATTTAGAGCATTGGCGAGAAGAGTTTAAAGGTAAAGATTGTGGACAAGTATTTTTACATTATAATAAAGCTAATTCTAAAATGGCTAAAGAAAACGCCTTAGATAAAAGACCTTTAATAGGTTTACCTGCATGGTTTAAGGGCATGAAGTTGACTAATTCTAAAAAATAGTCTATACAATAGACTGGCGGGGGGG